CTCGAGATCCGGCGTCACCCCCCCGCTCACCTCCGCTACCTACCCCCCCGCCACTGGCCCAACTTCGCCGGTACCCGCCGCCGCGGCAGTGCCCTTTTGATTCACCGCCATGCGACTCATCGTATTAGGAAGTTCATCCGCCGCCAACGGCTACGTGTTGGATAACGGCCGCGAGGCACTCGCCATCGAATGCGGGTGCCCGCTCGCCGACCTCCAGCGCGCCGTGGGGTTCGACCTCCGGCGTGTGGCCGGCGTACTCCTCACCCATGAGCACGGCGACCACGCCCGGCACGCCCTGAAGTACATCAAGGCCGCCCTGCCGCTCTACGCCTCCGAGGGCACATTTTGGCACCTGCCCGACGAGGTGCGGGGCTCACTTTTTAGGCACACCATACAATACGGCGAAAGATTCAAGCTGGGCGGCTTCAACGTGCTCCCCTTTGTCGTGCGCCATGATACCGCCGAGCCGCTGGGCTTCTACATCAAGCACCCCGACATGGGTTCCCTGCTCTTTGCCACCGACACGCGTTTCATCCCCTTCTTATTCGATCACATCAACACGTGGCTCATCGAATGCAACTACAGTGAGGAAATTCTCGAGAGCAACCTCTCCGCCGGCGTCATCGGCAAAGCGCAGCGCGACCGCGTCGTCGAAAGCCACATGAGCCTCGACACCTGTCGGGAGACACTCCAGGCAAACGACCTCACCGAGACACGCCGCATCATCCTCATCTACCTCTCCGACCGCAACTCCGACGCGGCCCAATTCAAGAATACTATCGCCCGCGCCACCGGCCGCGAGGTCATCATCGCCGACCGCGGGCAAACGATCGAACTCACTTAATCACAACACAAAAACATCACACATCATTATGGAAACAAAGACAGAGTATCAGAAGATCAATACGCTATTCAAGCGTGACAGCAACAATGTGATCATGCCCGATGCGTGGGCAGATCCCATGTTTGAGTATTTAGCCAACACGAAATGGGAGGCCACCGAGAAAGTAGACGGCACCAACATCCGCATCATCATCACCCCACCCGCCACAGAAGGCGCACCCGTGGGCGTAGAGTTCCGCGGTCGCACAGACGCCGCGCAAATCCCCGGACACTTGCTTAATCGACTCGAAGAGCTCTTCCCCGTCGACAAGATGACAGAGCAATTCAACCCCGCCGTGCGCCCCTTGAAAGACACCATCGTGCTTTACGGTGAAGGGTACGGGGAAAAGATCCAAAGCGGCGGACGCTACGTCCGTGGCGGCGCCGACTTCATCCTCTTCGACGTTCGCGTGGGCGATTGGTGGTTGCTGCGCGATAAAGTGGAAGGCATCGCCGACGCACTGAGTATAAAGGTCGTCCCCTTCATGGGCTACATGACGATCCCGGAGGCCATCGAGTTCGTCCGCCGCGGCTTTACATCGATGATCGCCGCTGACCCGACACTCCCCGCCGAGGACTTAGTACTCAAAACGCCCGTGGGCTTACTCGACCGGACCGGCCACCGCATCGTGGCCAAGGTGAAAACCGTGGACTTCTGTAAGCTGGAAGCCAAACAGACACGCATGAATAAGGAACGCAAAGCATAAAGGAAGGGCATGAATCATGGCATGGTATAAATGCAAAGTCGTTTTCGCCGTAAAGATCGACGAAAACGAAGAGAGAAAAGAAAACGTAAAAGAGCAGTATGCGGTTGAAGCCGTTTCTGTAACGGACGCAGCTACGATCATTCAGGAGCATTTGAAAGGCTTCGATTTCTCACTAGAGGACGTTACAAAAATGCAGATAAAAGAGGCGTTTACTCAGGGTAGGGTTTACGGGATTCGCCCTTTTGATTATCCGATCTTTATTGCAAAGGTTGTATTCATTGCGATGAATGATTATGGAATGGAAAAGAAGCAGAGCTTTCGCTATATGATCGAGGAGCAAACATTTGACCTCGCTTATATGCGCTTGCAACGCGAGATGACATTTAATACGGCAGACGTGGAGATAATCAGCATCGTATTGTCTCCGATCATTGAAGCGATCGAGGCCAAAAAGAAGGAGGGCGTAAGAGATGGCGTTTAAGGTGTTTGATACAGATAGCCTGAAATTCTTCACAGAGGCGGACAAAGTGAGAAAGTATGTAGGCGACGCGTGCAAAGAGATGAAAAAGCCGGCCTGTTTCTTTTTTGTTGCTGGCTGCGAGGATACGCCATCAAAAGGTGGGGACTTCAATTATACATGGAGCTGTTGGGACAATTTCGAGAATTACAGCGAACTGGCTTCTGTAATTGTTCAGGCTCTTTTTAGCCCGCACAATAAAGGCTTGTTGCGCATGACAGTTGAAGAATGCGTTAAGCGCGCAGACAACGAAATGCAGAGAGAGATCCTTGAAATGATCGAGAACCGACTAAAAAAGGAGGCCGCCGTATGAGCCGCGCCGCATACGACCGCGCACGCGCGGAGTACATAAAGAGCCACAGCCGCGAAAGGCGACTGCGCCTTGCTTGGTTGCTTACTGAATACGTGGCTGGACGCAATGGCGAAGACATAGACATTGCAAACACTGGATTTTGTTTACGTGTAGAAGGCGTGGATATGGGGCAGCTGAATGCCCTGTGTGACTCAATAAAATCTGGCTTGACGTCTCCCATGCTGCAACGCTTTGCACTGTATTCCTCGAGGATTTTCTACCATTTATTCAGATACGTAAGCAAGAGAATCGATAGTGGTGATTTCGATGTAGAGTTTTGCGACGAATCTTACTGCATGCCGTACGCCCCAAAAGAGCACCATTGCGCCACACTCCGCGCTGCCTTTCTTGAGGCTGAGCACGCGCTGATCTTTTTGCCACGAACGACACTTTCCAAAATGGAAACAGTCGCTGACGCAACCCATTCTTCATAATCTATGAAGGATTAGGAAGGATTATCAAGGATTATGCACCTCGTAGGGGCGGATGCAGTGTTCGCCCCTACCATACCCCCCAACGATTCAACAGGCCGCAAGGCCTCAACGCACCCCAATGGAACTCCACATCACCTCCAAAGAAGACATGCTCCGAGAGCTCGAAGAGATGGACGCCTACCTGAACATCACCACCACCGACGATGCGGCAGAGATCACCGAATACGGCAACCAAGTGGCCGTCTATGTAGCACGTGCCGGCCGTTTGCTGGCAGACGCTAAGCATCACCTGAACACGCGCATGAAGGAGGACACGTTCGACGCCCTCCGAAAGACAGCCAAGCAAGGCGGAGCCACCGCGAAAGCAATAAACGCCATCGTGGACAACCTCTGCGCCGAGGAGCGCTATTTGGTGGACTTCGCCGAGCGTGTGAACCGTTGCGGTGTGCACCGCCTCGATTGGTGCCGCACGCTCATCAGTAAGGCCAAAGAGGATATGCGACTCTCTGGCATGCAACCCACATAACACAGATAAAAAGGAACGCGCGCACGCGTACAATCATATATACCCCATAGCCATGTGCAAGAAAACTTACTTCAATCACGACTGCGACGCCCGCAACGATGAAAAACTTATTGCCCTGCGCATCCGATACGGCGCCGAGGGATATGGCGTCTACTTCATGCTCATAGAGATGCTGCAAGCCGCCCCGGGCTGCACGCTCGAGAAAGATTATAAGGCGCTGGCCTTCGACCTGCGTGTGAGTGCGCGCCGGATTAAGGCCATCGTCGAAGACTTCGGACTCTTCACTCCCACCGATGGGGGCAAGAAGTTCTACTCCGAGCGACTCGTGAGGTACGCCACGGAGGTGGATGAGAGTGAACGCCGCCGTTCGGAGGCTGCTCAATATGCCGCCTCCATGCGTTGGGATGCCGAAAACGGTATGCGAATCGCATCCGAAAAGCATGCGAATCGCATCGAAAAAGCATGCGAATCGCATAAAGCCGCCCCCGATGCAGAAATCAAAGAAGAAAACGAAAGAGAAAAAGAAACCTTTCCCCCTATAACCCCCTATAAAGAAAAAGAGAAAGCAAAAGAAGAAAGCGTGTCTTTTATGGCGCGTGCGCGCGAAAACGAATCGGGGGTAGGGGATGCAGATAGTGATCTCGAAGCGTGGCTTACGCCCGTAGAGGCCGAAAGCGTCGAAGCAGATGCCCCCGGCAGGGCGGATCACAATGGGATGTCGACGGAAACCTTGCATGCTTCTTCCGAAACCTTGCAAGCTCGCCCGGAAACCTTGCAAGCCGAAGCCGTGGAGGAGATCGAAACCGTGGAGGCCGAAGAGGTGACGACACCAACAGACGCCCGGGCTGCTTCGCCAGCCCGCACACCGATGAAGCGCCCTACACTGGAAGAGGTACAGGCCTACGTCACGGAGAAAGGCTACAGCGTGGACGCGGAATCATTCATTGCCTTCTACGAGTCGAACGGCTGGAAGGTGGGCAAGAACCCCATGAAAAGCTGGCGGGCTGCCCTCGTGACCTGGCAGAAACGAAACGCCAACGCCTCAAACGCCCCACAATTCAACCCACAAACACCAAACTTCAATGGACAAGGATTTACTAAGACGCTGGCAGAGCAGCGTAGAGACAGGAATAACGAGGAGTGCGCCGACTTCTTTGCCCGCAAAATGGCAGAGATCAATGCTCGAGAGATGGCACGACGCGAAGGCGCTGCTGGAGCACTTTAGCCCCCGAGCGCTGTCCGAGGGGGTCGCCCGGATCGGAGAGGTGCCCGAAGACGTGGATCGGATCTTCGATCGGACACACGCCGATGAATACCCTTCGCTCACCCGTATCGGTCGGACTTACGACGTGGATACGCCCCGCATGTTGCTCTACCTGCACCTCAAAGATTACTGCAACGTGGAAGGCGTAACCGAATACACCTCCGAGCAGCTCTACAGCGTGGCCGATGTGATCGTGTCCGAGTATGGGCACCTGAACGCCGGGGAGATCACGCTCTTTTTCCGCCGCATGAAAGCCGGCCGTTATGGCCACATGTACGGCAACCGTTTGCAGGGCTCCGTCATCACCTGCGCCATCGGTGAGTTCATGGCTTACCGCGCCCAGCACATGCAGCGCGTCGAGCAGCAAAAGCGTGACGCCGCCCGCGAGGCTTCCTCGGCCCGCGCCATCACCTACGCCGAATACTGCCAACTGAAAGCCGCCGACGCCATCAGTCGGCAGGCTGAAGCCCAAACCGCATAACCCCCAAACTCCCCGGAATGAGAATCTACATCAGCGGCCGGATCACCGGCCTGCCTTACCCTATCGCCGTCAAACGCTTTGCCGTGGCCGCCCGCCGACTCTCCGAGCTTGGGCACCATCCTGTGAACCCGATCTACAACGGATTGCCTAGCGACGCCACCTGGGCGGAGCACATGCGCGCCGATTTGGCCGCTCTCAGGGCCTGTGACGGCGTTTGCATGCTTCGCGGGTGGGAACGGTCACGCGGCGCACAGATCGAGCGGCGTGCGGCCTTAAAACGCGGCATGCCCATCTACACCTTTTCGGAGGATAGCCAGCTGATCCCCCTCACCGACGACCCCATACAAACCCCATAACCACAAACCACAGATGAAAGTAAAAATCGTAAACACATCGCGCAACCCGTTGCCCAGCTACGCTACGCCGCTCTCGGCCGGGGGGCCTGCGGGCCCCAGCGAAGTTTGGCCGGGTACCTGTGTAGGGGCGGCGGCTTTGGACATACGGGCCTGTAAACGCACACACGAATGAATCAAACAACGATAACCACAATGGATACAAACACCAAAGAGATCACAAAGCGCTGCTCGCACTGCGGCGCCGAGAAACCAGCGAGCGAGTTTTACCGGAACACCAACAACGCGGACAACCTACAGGGCACCTGCAAGGCGTGCTGTAAGGTCTATTACCGCCTCCGACGCGACAAGGAGCGCCGCCTCCGCGACGGCAAACGTCGGCTGGAAGCCGCTCGCCAAACCTTCGAAGACGAACTGGAGGCCGTCTCGACCGAACGCCTCGGCGTCGTAATGCAGCGCCCCGACGTGCCCCTCAATCCGGATCTGAAGGCCTTCACGCCCCGCCAGCTGATGCGAGAGCTATACGCTCGCGGATACGAAGGCAGCCTGACCTATTCCGAGCAGGTTATTCACCGCATCAACATAGCCTCCTGCAAGCGGTGAAGGCACCTCCGGGAAGCCGGGCTTCACGCCAAAAAGAAGTCGGAAGCCCAAAATGAGCCTCGGATTGCACCAAAAACGGATTTGGAGTCCAAAAAGAGCCTCGGATTGGGCCAAAAACGGAATTTAAGCCCGCGGCGACTCTCATTTTGGGCTAAAAACTGATTGGGAGCCCAAAAAGACCCTCGGATTGGGCCAAAAATGGAATTGAAGCCCGCGGCGAGGGTCTTTTCACGCCAAAAACAGGATTTAGGTCCGCGGCGACCCTCGTTTCGCCTCCCGGCATCCTAACCCGCCCCAACAAACAAAGATTTTTAACCCCCTAAACAATAACCCCAACTATGCTACAAATCGAAGTAATTGGCAACCTCGGAAAGGATGCCGAAGTGAAAGAATTTTCAGGCAAGAAGTACGTCTGCTTCAGTGTGGCGCACACCGAAAACGTACGCGCACAGAAACCCGGCGAGCCCCCCACGCAACGCACCACGTGGCTGTCCATCTATTGGTACGGCGAGGGCGGCGCCGTGCTGCCCTACCTCAAGCGAGGCGCAAAGGTCTTCGTTCGCGGTACGATGCGCAACAACCTCTACACCGACCGCACCGGCCAGACGCGTGTAGACATCAACGTCAACGCCCGCGAGGTCTACCTCTGCGGCAGCAGCCCCGCACAACCGGCCGCACAGGGATCCACGCAAGCCACACAGCCCACCGCAACCCAGCACGTAGCGGGTCAAACTTCGCAGGTGCCCGCAGGCACCCCCATCGGAGGGGATGATGATTTGCCATTCTAGGAGGTAGAACAATGCCAAAACCTAAAACATATGCATTGTACAAAGGCGACAAATTACTGGGAATAGGGAAGGCTCAGGAGTTGGCTGAATTAACGGGTGTATCTGTGAGCACGATCCATTACTACAACACCCCTACCTATCAACGGCGTACAAACCCAGACAGAGCTAGACGATTAATTGCCATTTGAAGAGGGCAGACATCGATGAGGTATTTGAATGAAGTACACTAAACAGGCCTTGATTGACGAAATGAAACAATCAATCAAGAAAAACGAAGAAAAGATTGCCGAGTATTCGAAACCGTGTGATGCTCGGAAGAGACGAATTCGAGCGCTGGAACGGGATTTGTTGAGGAAGAGGAATGAAGAATTGAAACAGAAGATAAAGGAGTTGGAAGATGAATAGGCAGGAATTGATTGAACGGATAGAAGGTTTAAAAAATATTTTTGGCAACAAAGCAGAATATATTGAGATAGACGCGGTAATAGAACTTGTTTCTAAACTAGACGAACCAGAAACAGGTCACGCAGACGAAGCGCCTCGTTATGTCAAGAACATACTAGCAAGATTACGAGAACTGCCAGTGCATGATCGGGAAGTTTGGCTAAAGGCTATCATGGGTGAATTTGAGCAAGATTTCAGTCATGCAAAGTGGCGTGAAGGCTACGAGCAAGGAAAATGGGTTGGTGATCAATTGAAGGACGCTGATAAGATTCGGAAAGAATTGAATAAACCAGTGATCCCGCAGTTTGTGGCGGATTTTATCACAGTACAGAAAAAGCTAGGGCATACGCTGTCCTACTCAATAGATGCTTGCATGTCTGATAGAGTTGCAGAATGGTACTGGGACAACTCCGAACTCTTCGCTCGTGCATGGCTGGACGGCTACGAGATCGAGAAAGAGAAGCGGTATATCGTTAAGGTAAAGGCTGCTAAATGCAATACAAGAATTCTTGTGTTTGGCGAATTATCAGGCTCATGGTTCTTTGCTGAGGGTAAATATGGCAATGTAATAGTTAAACACACCCGCAAAGAACTAGAAGATGCTGGTTTTAGTGAAGTGTTTAATAGTCCATTGTTTGAAGTCGAGGAGGTGGAGTGATGGAATCATTTGCACACTATTTCAACAAGCACATTGCTAAAAAAATTGAATTAGATGATATTACAATCATTGATTATTATAGTTCAGAATATAAACAAATGTATAATCTAAGATATATTTTCGATAAGAAAAATTCATCATTAGCTATCACAGGGGATTTTGGAGAGCTGCTTGCAGTAAATTTTAACAATATGGGTAATTGGGAAGATTTCTATAAGGATTTCACAAATAACCCTGGATATTTTATCGAAAAAATCAAAGCATCTAGTCGTAATCTTTTTGTTTATGATGAAGAGGAAGCTAAAAAAAATATTCTTGAGTATTTCTTTGATAATAAGCGATATGAAGACTTAGACGAAAATGATCGATATTATTTTGATGAACTATTTGAATATTTCGATGATCGGCATGGATTCAAACACATTACTGATACTGTTCGAGAATTCCTAAGTGAACAAGATTCAGAATACTATGAGACTCTTGAATTCGCGGGTAAAAAAGTGTCTGAAATAGTATTTCTATATTTGGATGCTTATAAAAGAGCGTATGAATCAATAAAAAATGAGGAGGTCGAGTGATGAGTAAATTTGAAATCTCCCTGTCTAAAGATGACCTTGAACATATCGCTAACGGTTATGACATCAAAATCAAAATCAACGGTAAAAGATTTTTGGAAACAAATGAAATCATTTTGAAGCCTGCATTGATAAATGATGTTATGGCTCCGATATTGAATTATAGAGATAAAATAATCAATACTGAACAGCAAAATATTGTTAATAATTTCATGGGAGGTGCAAGATGATACCAAAATTTAGAGCGTGGGATAAAGAATTGCAAACAATGCTAGACGTTTCTTTGATAGATTTTAAAAAAAGAGTGTTAGTTGGGGAGCATTGGAAATTTGGCGAAACAAATTTTGTGAATTTTGACGATATCAAACTCATGCAATCAACAGGACTCAAGGATAAGAACGGCAAGGAAATCTTTGAGGGGGATATAGTTTCGGTAGGGACTGCTACTAGAGTTGTTAAGAAAAATAATTTGCTTGGATTTTATATTGAAGAAGGCGAGAAAATAGGATACTTCTCTAGTGTAGTAGATGTTAATTGCTTAGACCTTTTTGCTAAAGACTTCGGAGAGGAAGCTGAAATCCTCGGCAACATCTACAAAAATAAGGAGTTACTAGATGCCTGACGTAGAATGGATTATGGAGAATTGCCACATGATGCGTGATAACGGTTGCTGGGGCGGTGAAAAACAAATTTCCTACGCTAGTCCGGATGGGCAGTACACGTATTACATCAACAAGCGAAAAGATGGAACCTATTATTTACATGGAGCATGTAAACATTATGGCAGGACGTAGATGGACGGAAGATGAGGTTGATTATTTGGAGTGGTATGTCTTGTCCGGAGAAGAACAGGATTTAACACATGCTTGCGAGTTTTTGGATAGAAGTTACAAAGCGGTTCGGTCGAAATTAGCCAAGCTTCAGAGATATAATCCTAACTTGCAATTTCAGCCTAAATGGTCAGACACAGATGATAGCTATATCCTGAAATACTACCAACGCTTTTCGTACAAGACCTTGGCTCGTATCTTAGGACGTAGTGAGAAAGCCATTCGAGACCGCATCCGCAAATTAGGGAAACGAAAGATTTTAGACTTGACTATATTTCACAAAGATGTAGTTTCACTAGCCAGTCAAGGTATGGCTGTAAAAGATATCGCCCAAAAATTAGGATTAAACTACAATCAGGTGTATTACTACTTGAACAAACATCAGATTACTTACAAAAAGCGAGAGTTCAGAAATCAAAGTAATCATCTCGCTTGGAGGAATTTGAATGATATGGTATTTATGAGGAGGAATTAAAATGACAGACAACGTAAACAACCCAAGCCATTACCAAGGCCGATATGGCATGGAATCTATCGATGCTTTAAGAAACTTCATGACTGACGAACAGATGAAAGGATTCTATCTAGGTAACAGTTTGAAGTACATACTACGACACCAGAAGAAGAACGGCCTTGAAGATTTAAAAAAGGCTCGTAAGAACCTTGATTGGTTGATTGAGGAGATGAAAAATGGATTATGAAAAACCACTAACAAGAAAACAATGTGAGTTATTCGCGTTTATGTTAAGACAAAAACGAAAAGACAATAAGATTACTTTGAGAGAACTAGAAAGTAAGCTAGGATATTCTGCCAAAACTATTTCAAATTGGGAGAATTTAAAGACCGCGCCTGATATGTATAACGTGGAAGATGTAGCTACTTATTTCAATCTGCCGATGAATATCTTTGTCGGGGAAAAATAAAAAAAGCCAAGACACTCTCTGTCTCAGCTAATAGTTCTCGCACAGACTATTATACCACAAAGGAGATAGAGAGTGAACAAGGCTAAAGAACTCTTGAAAGAGTTGCAGGATCTTGACATGGACATCCAAAGTCGTATCGACGAAATTAACGAGCTTGAGGCAGGTTTGCTCTCGAGTCCTAAGTGGACAGATGTAAAGGTCCAAGGTGGACAGACTAGAAAAGTTGACGATGTCTATACTCAGCTTGTAGTGATGAAAGAGGCTATAGAACAAGATACCAAAGAAGTTATTAACAGGAAACTTGAATTAGGTAGAATGATCAACAGGCTTAAAAACCCAAAACATAGAACTATTTTGAGAAAGACCTACATCAATAAGATGTACGTTGATGACATCTGTGACAGCATGGGGGGGATGAGTTCCCCCACTTACTATCGTTTAAAGAAACAGGCAGTAAAGGAGCTTGATGTTATTCTTTCAGAATTGATAGTAAATGATAGTAACGGTACAGGCATGAAGCCTAAAATCTGCTAAAATGGTAGTATCAAATGCTGAGGCAGATGGTACTCCTATATACATGAGGCTTTGTCCTCTTGTGATGGTGAGAAAGGTTCTGGCAGTTTTTCTTATGTTGCTCCCTTAAAACTGTCTCTGGTTCAATACCAGACACCATCTTAAATGACTACAAAAAATAAAAAATAAATATTCTTTCTAATTAACACGCAAGTCTGTAGTCTGCTTGCAGTTGGAACGTAGCTCAGTTGGTGGAGCGATATGACTATAAAGGGTCTGAGACGTAGGCAGGTTCGAATCCTGCCGTTCCAGTTGCGATTAAAATTCGCAGAGAGAGGTCTTGAAAAGGTCACACAAGCGTGTGGCTTTTTGTTTTGTGGAGGAAATGATGAAAATTGAATTGTTGGCTATAGATAAAATCAAAAAGTACGAGAATAACGCTAAGTTACATCCTCGTGAACAGATTGAACAGATCAAGAAGTCTATTCAAGAGTTTGGGAATAATGACCCGATAGCAGTCGATGAAAACAACGTTATTATTGAAGGCCATGGTAGGTATTTAGCGTTGTCTGAACTTGGTTATACAGATATCGAAGTTATTCGTCTATCTCACTTGACCGATGAGCAAAAGAAAGCGTACATTTTGGCCCACAATAAGTTGACGATGAATTCAGGCTTTGATATGGAAATTTTAGAGTTAGAACTCGAAGATATCACGAATATCAATATGGAAGATTTTGGCTTTGATTTTGAAGATATTGAAGAAATAGAAGAAGATATCGAAGACGTAGAACAAGATGAATATGACGAGGAATTACGAGAAACAAACATTAAACCAGGCGATATTTTCCAATTAGGGGAGCATAGACTATCTTGTGGAGATAGCACAGATGCGACGCATATTCAGAAGTTACTAGATGGTGTCAAGGTCGACACAGTCTATACAGATCCACCTTACGGCATGAAAAAGGAAAAGGATGGGGTGCAAAATGATAATTTGAATTACGATGCCTTATTAGAATTCAACAAGAAATGGGTCCCCATCACGTTCGACGCTATGCGAGAAGTTGGGAGCTGGTATTGTTGGGGGATAGACGAGCCACTCATGGATTTATACAGCAATATCTTGCGTCCGATGAAAAAGCACAGGAAATCACCTTCCGAAACCTTTTGACCTGGGACAAAGGAAATACTCAAGGGCAAATGTCGGAGTACGCTAGAATGTACCCAATAGCAGATGAAAAGTGTCTTTTTGTCATGAAAGGTGTCCAAGGTTTTAATACGAACTTGAATAATTACTTTGAAGGCTACGAGGTGATTAGAAAGCCATTAGCAGAAACCGCTGAGCGTGTAGGTTTGACGTCAAAGAAAGTGAAAGAGATAACAGGTGTAACAATGTACTCGCATTGGTTTACAAAATCCCAATGGTCGCTCATACCGTTTGAACATTACAAGAAACTAGCTGAATACTATGGTGATGAATGGGACTTGGACTACGACCGTATCAAACAGGACTACGACCGTATCAAACAGGACTACGACCGTATCAAACAGGACTACGACGGGGCCCGCGCTTTCTTTGACGCTACACATGCGAATTTCAATAATGTATTACATTTTAGTAGAACGAGCGGGGATGAGAGAGATAGCGCAGGTGGACATGCAACTCCCAAACCACTAGCGCTAGTGGCGCTTATGCTCAAGTCATCAACTCGAAAAGGCGATGTTGTTTTGGATGTTTTCGGAGGAAGCGGTTCAACTCTTATCGCTTGCGAGAGGCTAGGACGGACGTGTTATATCAATGAATTAGAACCCAAATACGTCGATTTGATTATCAGACGTTGGGAAAAAGAGACAGGAAGAGAAGCTGTTAAATTGAATTGATTCTATTTTTTTGAAAAGGAAGTGAGGCGATGGCTAATGAGCAAAACTTGATAAAAAATTCAGAACGAACTCCGAGCGAACGCCGAGAAAATGCAAAAAAAGCGGGAGTGGCTTCAGGCAAAGTTCGTAGAAAAAAAGCGAACCTAAAAAAGGCTTTTGAGACAATCCTGCAAGCCGAAGTTGCAAGTCCAAACGTGAAGAAACAACTTGAAGAATTAGGTTTTGACTCAACTAATGAAATGGCTCTAGCTATGGTTATGATGCAGAAGGCTATGAAAGGTAACGTTAGAGCGTTTGAACAAATTAGCAAGCTGACTACAACAGATGCTAAAGATAACCTTGATAAGAAAGAACAAAAAGAGCGTATTAAAGCTTTGCAGATCAGAAATAAACGCGACGAAAGAACACTCGATAGTGATATAGCCAATAAACGAGTAATCGAAATCAAGATAGGTGATTGGGATGCTGACGAAGACTAGGCCGAAAATCAATATTGTCATTCAATATCCTAGCAGGGTATTCAATAAGCATATATATGACAAGCTGACAGACTACTCAAAATTCACCGAAGTTCATTATGGAGGGGCTTCTAGCGGCAAAAGTCACGGTGTAATTCAAAAAGTTGTATTCAAATCATGTCAAGATTGGAAGCATCCACGCAAGGTTCTATTCTTGCGTAAAGTTGGATCTACTGTGTATGACTCCATTTTCGAAGATGTGAAGCAATGTTTGGATAAATGGCAGTTACTCGACAAGTGCAAGGTCAACAATTCGGCTTATAGGATTGAGTTGCCCAACGGGGCGCAGTTCATCTTCAAAGGGCTGGACAACCCAGAGAAAATCAAGTCAATTAAGGGTGTGTCTGATGTGGTCATGGAAGAAGCTTCTGAATTTACACTAGATGATTACACGCAGTTGACTTTGCGTTTAAGGGATAAGAAACACAAAGATAAGCAAATCTTCCTGATGTTTAACCCAGTTTCAAAAGTTAACTGGACGTATAATGCATTCTTTGTTAAGAAACCAAAAAACACGATTGTTTATCACACATCCTACAAAGATAACCGTTTTTTAGATCAGGTCACAATTGAGAATCTCGAAGAATTGGCTAACAGAAACGAAGCGTACTACAAGATTTACGCTCTGGGTGAGTTCGCAACTCTGGACAAGCTAGTCTTTCCGAAATACGAGAAGCGGTTACTGAATAAAAGCGAATGGGAGCATCTGCCGGCTTATTTTGGTCTTGACTACGGTTTTATCAATGACCCGTCAGCCTTGCTTCATGTACGAATAGACGATGCTAACAAGCGTTTATACGTCGTTGAGGAATTTGTAAGAAAGGGATTGACAAATGACAAGATTGCAGAAAGTATTAAGGCCCTTGGGTATGCCAAAGAACAAATCCGAGCAGATAGCGCAGAAAAGAAATCGAACCAAGAATTGCGAAATCTTGGAATCCCTCGGGTTATCGATGTGCAGAAAGGCCCTGGATCTGTCATGCAAGGTATCCAGTATCTCTTGCAATACGATTGGATAGTCGATGAACGGTGTGTGAAGTTGATTGAAGAACTGGAAAATTACACTTGGAAGAAAGACAAGAAGACGAACGAATACATCAATGAGCCAGTGGATAGCTATAATCACTGCATCGATGCTATTAGGTATGCTTTGCAAGATAGAATCTTCCAAACTAGAAAAGAAGTCAATGTAGACAAAGCAATCAGCAAAATCAATAATATGTTTAGGAGGTAGAAAGTGGATAAAGTAAACGAATTCGAGCATGGAATAGATACTGCTACTAAAACAAGATCGGACAGCTTGCGTTTTGACAGCTTGTCAAATGAGCAGTTTAGGCATGTCTCAAGCGATGAGCTCTTGACAACAGAAAAAGGCAAAAAGGCGTTTCGGGATATGATCGAAGCGTTTTTTGATCTTCAAAGGAAAAGGCTACAAGTGCTGGCTTCGTATGCTCAAGGAGATAATTACAGTATTTTGTCTGGCAGTCGTCGATTGGATAAAGAAAAGGCAGATTATCGGGTAAGACACAAGTGGGGCGGGGATATTTCTAGCTTCGCTACTAGCTATGTAATCGGGAATCCAGTCACGATTGGTATTCTCGAAGGTGCTAATAAAGAGCAGTTGAAGACGATTGAAGAGATTGAATGGCAAAATGATATCAATGCACTAAATAGTGATTTAGCATTTGATGCATCAGTTTACGGGCGGGCTTTTGAATACCATTTCAGAGACAAAGACGGCATCGATCGTGTAGTGCTAATCAGTCCTCTTGAAATGTTTGTGATCCGTGATTTGACGGTTGAACAGAATATCATTGCAGCAGTTCACTTGCCTATTTATGTAGATAAGGTCAACATGACCGTCTATACAAAAGATAAGATGATTTCCTACAAGCCTTTTTCGATAAAATCAATCAGATTGTCTGTTGAAGATACGAGAAAGCACGAATATAAAGACATTCCAGTCGTTGAATGGTGGAATAATCGTTTTAGAACTGGTGACTATGAAAGTGAAATCTCGCTTATTGATGCCTATGATGCCGGACAATCGGACACTGCTAATTACATGAGTGACTTAAACGATGCAATGCTGTTGATCAAGGGAGATCTTGAAGCACTGGGCTTATCTGCTAGTGATATTGCTAAGATGAAAGATGCAAATACTCTACTACTTCAAACGGGTATCAGCGCAAATGGACAACAAACAAGCGTAGATGCTGGATATATTTACAAGCAGTATGACGTGAGTGGCACGGAAGCTTACAAGAACCGTTTAGCGAACGACATTCACAGATTCAGTCGTATTCCTAACCTAGACGACGACCGCTTCAATGCTACTTCTTCCGGAATTGCTTTGCTATATAAGATGATCGGGCTTGAGCAAGTACGCAAGAATAAAGAAACCTACTTTACAAAAGCTTTGCGCCGTCGCTATGAATTGATTAGTAACATTCATAAAGCTATCAATAAACCTTTGATCGAAGCAGACAAGCTGACCTTTACTTTCCATCCGAATATTCCTCAAGACGTTTGGAACGAAATCAAGGCTTACATCGAAGCTGGCGGTGTAGTATCACAAGAAACACTCATGAACACCGCCAGCTTCACTGATTATAAAACAGAACAATCACGAATCCTGAAGGAAGGCGGAGCCAGTGATGACGAAATTAGTCAGATTGTAGGTGATGTACATGCCGAACAAGAGAGCGACTGAAAATCAACGTTATAACGCTGAGCGCAAAGCACAAGCAGAGTTGATGAAAAGAGATGTCGATAGAGATGCAATTCTTACTCAGCTGTATCAAGAGTCTTTTAACAGATTGCAAACAGAAATAGATCATTTTTATATGGCTTATGCAGGCAAAGAAGGATTGACCAAACAAGACGCAATGAAACGTGCATCTGAATTTGACGTTACAAAATTTGCAGAGAAGGCTAAAAAAGCAGTCAAGGAAAAAGATTTTAGTCAAGGTACAAATTCATGGTTAAGAATCTATAATCTTAAGATGAAAGTTAGCAGATTGGAACTTTTGAAATCGGAACTTGCCCTTGAAATTCAAAACCTTACCTCTGAAGTGAACGAGGTCTTTGATAAGGCACGCAGAGAGGAGTATTTAGCCGAATACAAGCGCCAAGCAGGAATATTGGGGATTTCATCCAAAGGAGCAAACAAACGCATACAGAGCATTTTAGACGCTGATTTCTACGGACAGAACTTTTCAAGCAGAGTGTGGGGGTCTACAGGTCTACAAGCAACTTTGCAGAGGGATGTCTTTGCTTCTCTCAATCGTGTGTATACGGACATGATGGGCTATAAGCAAGAAATGAACCGGCTTTCAAAAAAATACGGGACAAGTAAAGAAAATGCTAAACGCTTGTTAAAGACTGAGATTGCAAGAATAAACGCTGACACACAACACGCTATGTTGAAAGCCAACGGTTTTACTCACATGATTTTTGTGGCTGAGCCTGGAGCTTGCGACATTTGTGGACCTCTTGATAAGAAGGCGATTCCTATTGATGAAGTGGAAAAGGGAGTGAATATGTTCCCAATGCACCCAAACTGTCGATGTTCTGCCTATGGTCATATCAAGATGAATTATAAGGCGGGTGGAAGTACACTTGATCGTGAAGCTCCGAACGGTGTTTGGGGCGAGGATGATGCAACTAAATCACCTTTAAAGCAGCTTTCTGGAGTTAGAAGATATATCCAATATCACGCATATAATTCAGTTAAGAACGAATGGTTAACTAGAGCTGATTCATCAAAAGCAAAAGTTAGTGATCAATTTTTTTGGGAACATAACGGGACTAGGTATGAAGTGGATAATAAAAATGTTATTTTCAAGCCAACTCGAAGAGAAAAGGAAGTCGGAAAGTTGTTGGCAGACACACTCGGAAGTCATGTGGTCCACGTTCCTGAAGTTCACAATCCTAATTTTATAAAAACTCCAGATTATCTAATCGATGGAGTTCGCTGGGATCTGAAAGAAATTGAAAAAACAGGTAAGAATAATATTGATAATGCTATAGCTGGTAAAAAAGAACAAGCAAGGTCATTTATTATCGATGTTAGCAAAACGCTCATGGACATTGATGAGGCATACTCTAAAATTGATAGAATTTACTTTAATAGGCACAGAAATTGGGTCGAAAATATTATTTTGATAAAAGGCGATCAAATAATTGATATTTTTAAAAGAAAATAAAAAAGAGAGCACACACCCCCCACAGCCGAAGCCTTTAATGTAGGAGGTAGTAACTCTCATTACTTAGATTATAACCCACAATATATTTTTTTTCAACAAAAAGGAGTAAAAAATGGAAGATTGGAAAGTAAGATTTAGAAAAGAATACTACGAATTGAAAGAACGATTCCAAAAGTTAGACATGATGATTGGCCAATACGAAAAAGGGCAGCTAGAGTTCGAACCTAAATGCCCTATCGATTTGTTAAAGCGTCAGCGTTCAGTCATGTGGGATTATCTTTCAATTTTAGAGCAACGTGCGAAAATTGAAGAAATCAAACTATAGAAATCTAACCGTATGGAATCCCGTACGGTTTTTATATTGTCCAAACCGTGCTAAAGACGTTAAAAGTTGCATGAGTTCGGGGGGGTTGCCCGTAAAAGCGTAGAAAGGAGCCTACTAATGGCAGAAGAACAAAATACACAGGTTGATGAACCACAAGCACCGGAAACAGTTGAGGAACAAGCTAGCAATCCGACACAGGAACCGGAAAAGATGGTATCAGTGGCCGAAATGCAACGCCGCTTGAAGCAAGCGGAGGAAAAGCACGCTCAAGCTACACAAGAAGCTATTGCCCAAGCTCTCGAAAAGTACAAAACAGAGTCTGAATTGACTGGAAAAGAGCTTGAGGAATACCGCCGAAAAGAGGCCGAAGCTGAAAAACAGGCTTTGCTAGACAAAATCGCTGGTTTGGAGAAAGAACAAACTAAGAGAGAATTGACAGACGAAGCCATCAAGACGCTTTCTAGCCGGAAATTGCCAGTAAACGAAAAGGTGCTCTCTTTTGTGGTTAAAGATACCGCAGACGGCACCTTGCAGGCTATTTCTGACTTCGAAAGCATCATCAGCGAAATTAAAGCTGAATATACTCAATCAGAACCACCTGCTGTTTCATCATCTTTTGGTGGTTCAAGTTCAAAAAGTCAGGGAGATATCTTCCGTGACTCACGCATTATCTAAAAAGGAGAACAATAAATGACAGTACAAACTTTTAACCCTGAAAAAGTTTTAGTTTCTGAAAAGAAGGACGGAACTCTTCACAAAGAATTTACAGACATCATCATGAAGGAAGTTGCTCAAAACTCACTTGTTATGCAGCTTGGTAAATACCACGAAATGGATGGACAACAAGAAAAAACAGTCTATGTCCAAACTGATGGAGTTTCTGCTTACTGGGTGAATGAAACAGAAAAAATCAAGACAGATAAACCTGAAGTAATTCCAGTTAAACTTAAAGCTCACAAGCTTGGTATTATCCTTCTTGCTTCTCGTGAAGCATTGAATTATACCTGGGAGAAATTCTTCAACGATATGAAACCACAAATTGTTGAAGCTTTCTACACTAAAATCGACGAAGCCGGACTTTTGGGACATGAAACACCATTTGCAAATTCAGTCGCTAAGGCCGCCAAAGATGCAAGTAAGGTTATCGGTGGACCAATCAACTTTGATAATATCCTGAAACTTGAAGACAAGCTGCTAGACAGCGATGTTGAAATCAATGCATTTGTATCTCGTGTTTCTAACCGTTCAGCGCTTCGTGAAGCTCGTGACGGTGACAAGAAGACGATTTACGATAAAGAAAACAACAAGCTTGACGGAATTGTGACTGTAGACATGAAATCTAAGAATTTCAAGAAAGGTGACTTGCTCGCTGGTAACTTCGACAATCTGATCTATGGTGTTCCTTACAACATCAACTACAAGATTTCAGAAGAAGGTCAAATCTCAACAATTCAGAACGCAGATGGTACGCCTATCAATCTATTTGAACAGGAAATGATTGCTATCCGTGCAACAATGGACATTGCAGTCATGATCACGAAGACAGATGCCTTTGCTAAATTAACAGACGCTGCAAACGTTTAGAAAGGAGCTTGTAAATGGCTTATATTGTAACAAAAAATATCATTGATACCAAAGACAACAATCGTCTTTATGAAAAAGGCGAGGTATATCCTCGAGAAGGTCTGAACGTAACGGATGCTCGTATTAAGGCTCTTTTGAAAAAAGAAGTTATCGAATCAAATGGTGAGACAGGAGATATTATTTTACCTACTGATGAACCAGTTGAAGAAATTGAAGAAGTAGCAGGGGAGTAGTTCATGGAAAGTGCCCAACTTGAAAAAATAAAACGTCGGTTGGGTATTGATCCAGCCGACTCAAAAGAAAATGACTTATTACAAGATTTAGTTGATGATGCAGAAAGTTATTTTAAAAGTTTAACAGGAACCACAGCAGTAGATCCTAAATATAACTTTATGATTGAGAATGTAGTTTATAAGCTCTATGGGCGCAAAGGTTCGGAAGGAGTAACTTCTGAGACCGTGGATGGCTACTCAGTAACCTATCAAGACTGGGATAATTTATTCAAACCTTACATGGCTATCTTGAATAAAGATTTTAATCTTGATGGTTCTTTGCGAGAAAGAGGCCGGGTGGTGTTCTTATTAAAACTCCACACAGAATCATGCTCGTTCGAGGGAAGGGCGTTGCAAAGTACAATCCGGAAACGGACAGTTACGATAATCAAGCCGAACAAGTCGAAGTGGTTCCATGTTTTGTGAATTTTATTCAAAAAGCGAAAGTTTTTGAACTATACGGCAGTCGTTCTGATGTAGTCATGATCTGTAGATTTCAACAAGAACAAGAACCGTTCTTGTATGCGATCTATGACGGTTTCAAGTATGAACAGATTGATAGCGTAGAAGCATCTAAAAGCGCCATACGGCTTAAAAGAACAGTCGAGGTATAAAAATGGGTGCAAATATTGAATGGCACGGCTTAGAGAAGCTAACAAGTACGATTTTTAATGCACATCCAAAGGCAGTTGAGCAATCTTTAAAGGTCTTGAAAAACAATGGTGAAAAAGGCAAAAAAATTGCACAGGAGTTAGCGCCAAAAGATACTGGCTTCTTGAAAGATCACATTACGACCTCTTATCCAGGAATGGAAGCACATATTCATGGTGGAGCAGGCTACGATGGTTATCAGGAATATGGAACCCGATTCCAACCAGGGAAGCCTCACTTTCGCCCAATGTTAGAGAAAATTCAACCGGAATTTCAGCAAGACATGACAAATGTAATGAAGGGAGTATTTAAATGACACCGAATCATGATTTGTTTAGAAAGATATTTGCTATCAGTGACGCAAGGGTTGATACATACGATTATTTGCCTGAAGCTGATGCAAAATATCCGTTTGTCTATATCGGTGAAAATAACGGCTCAGATACGCCCAATAACGACTTGTTAGGAACGGCAAGGCAAACCGTCCATATTTACGGAATACGAGCGCACAGAGCCAAAATAGACAACATTTCAGCCTATTTTGAGAATGTGTTGAAGCATTTGAAAGACGGGTATGAATATAATTTCAATCATTCATCAACA